ATAAGTCTTGGGGGTGTTTCGTTTGGGTAAATATTTTGCTTACCGTATTCGGTAGTGTTCATGAGTTCGGGTTGGGTAGTATACATATATGGCGAGGACGATACGATTCGGGTCGCCACTATGCTTATGCTTTAGGTGGGTTGTTATCCATCATGCGGTCTAACCTACGTCTCTTTTTAAGAGGATTAGTTTCGGTATTGTCGATGATCCTTAAACCATCCATTACTTCTTGTGGAGTTAGCTCATCACCAACACTTTTAATCCAAGCTAGTCTAGCACTAGCTAGATCAGGCAGCTGTGGACCTTGAGGTTTAATCTTCATCGGACCCATATCGAATTGCTGCCTTCTGAAGTTATTAATCCTACCTTCAGCACCGGGAAATATCTTGTTAAGGCTGTCCATCTGTTGTTGTGTTAGAGCAGCTCTTTCGGGAGGTGGTGAGATTGGTCCTTTACTTGGATCAAGTGGGGGCTCTTGGTAAGGTGCATTAGGTATCCCTCCGTCTCCGGGAGGGATCTCTTTTTTACCTATCATCATGTCAGTTGCGTATTTATTTATACGCATCTTCTTTAACAATTCGTCTGGTTCAAATTTAGCCATTAGAAATTAAGGTTTGAACGGGATAGTTTATCTTGTATGTCCTGTCTGTATGCTGGATCTCTTTCGTATCTGCTGTCTCTCATAGCTTTCACTACTTCAGCTTGGCTACGGAATGTAGATCCGTCCGACTTAGGAGCTGTGCCTGTTATCATTTGTCCTTCCTTTCCTATTGTATCATTGTATCTGTAAGCCAAAGACTTAACTGCAAAAAATGCTGAAGCGGCATCACCTCTCTCCATAACAGAGTCAAACATTGTGATCTCTTGTTCGGATAGATTCTGGTTTGCCCACTCTATCATGTTATTGTAGTTAGCTTCTCCGCCTACTACACCTTTCAACTCAGTAGCATCTTGTTCTGTAAAGTCTGCTGGTCTCTCGATGTATCTTTCCGATGCGTCTTTCACCCATCGTAAGTGCATGTCTGCTACCTGTTCTGTAGATAACTTAGATAACTGTTCGATGGTTTCTTTGTTATATTCTTTACCAGATGTAGCTTCTTCATACAGTGTATCTAAGAAGGCGTAGTCTGGAGCCTCTTCCTTAGTTTCATCTGTATCTTCTGTCTCTTCTTCTTGCTTGGCATCGGTAGGCTGCTCAGTTTCTGGGCTAGCTTCCTCACCTTCGCCAAGTTTTTTCTGGAGTTCAACATAGGCTCTCTCCAATTCTTGTGCGTCTTTATATTTGCCAGCAAGGAGGCTTTCTTGTGCCTCCTCCATAGCTTCACCAACCTTGAGAGACTGTTGTTCCTCTGCGTTGAGGTTGTCTATCGTGGTGACTTCTTGTGTGTTTTCGTATGTAAGTGTTTCTGCCATTATACTTGAGGTGGTTGTTCTGGTTGCATTTGTGGATTCTTACTTGGATCAAGCATCGGAGCTTTCATGACATTAGGTGTCTGTTTGATTGCTTCCATCTCAGCTTGCTGTGTCATACTCTGCTGCTGTTCTTGCTGCAGTTCTTGTACACTCTTCACTAGGTTTAGTACGTCTATACCTTGTGCAGCTGCGAGTCTCTTGATTAGTTCGTCAGGATTTATGTATTGTGTAATAGCTTCTGGACCCATTGTCTGGGCTATGGTCTGTAAGAATTGACCTAGTGCTTGTACATCCTGTCCTCTGCCGAGTGCGTTAATACCAGCTACAATGATAGGCTTCACCATACCCTTGGGTATACGTGGTATCTCACCTGTCTTCTGGAATACACTGAGCTTTCTATTTAAGTATGGTACTAAGAACTCAACCGTGAGTAATCCGAAGAGTCCCCCGAGCTGTTGTTCTAGTTCCATCTGTGTCATCTGTACTTCTTGTGCGGTAGTACGTTCGCTGTCTCTTACTGATAGGATCAAGAACGCTTCGTTCAATCTCCTCTCTAGTTGTTGCATCAACTGATAAGCGGTCTGGAAGTCAGCTGTCTTTCCAACTTGTATAACTCCGATGTCATCAGGTCGTCCTTGAACGATTGCTCCGTTGCCTGCTGTCGCCAGCGTCTGTGGCTTAGTGGTGCTTGAGGGTGATACTACAAAAACAACTTTAGCAGCTGCTGCAGAGCCTTCTACAAGTGCCTGAGACAATGCCTCGAGGGACTTGAGATCACCTATAAACTGACCCACTCTACCACGACCATAAGCTTCTCCATCTACTGTGTTAAAACGTAGTGGTATCCATGGTGTGCTATCGACTGGAGCTTTACTTCGTGACTCTTCTATTACTTGACCTTTTACTTCTTGATGCCAAACGTATCTGTTGTTCTCTCGCTTGCAGTGTGTGTATATATCACACTCTTCATCTTCGGGTTCGTCCGAAGTTACTAATGGCATCTCCTCTTCTTTAGGTAGATACTTATAGATTAATTTTTTGTTGATACGTTCTCGTGTGACTATCTCAATTACGTTTCCGTTGCCGTCTCGTTCTATAACGTAGCGATTTAGAGGGAATAGTTTTAACCCTGCCTTGCCCATAAAGATAAGTGCATTACCACCTACAACTAGATGTTGTAATGCTTGGTGTATTACTACACGATCATCTGATGCTGCGATAGCATCAAGGATAGTGCGTTCTATCTTTGAGAATGATAAGTCAAGTTCTGATTTTACTTCTGGTGGTATCTCACCTAGCTGTGACTCATCAACTTGCAGTTTAAAAAAGCTAGTCTGTGGAGGGACGAGTGATAGAGATAGCTTTGATGCTAACGCTACTACTCCTTTGGCTCCAACAGACTGCCATGGTGTCTTCAACTGCTTCATACCTTTAGACTGATCTTCATGACCACGAATAAGATATGGAAGGGTAAGTTTAGTTGCCTCTTCTGCTTCGCTTAGAAACTGACTACGATCGCTTGTTAGATGGTCGTACCGTTCTTTAGCTGTTGACATTGTTAGATATTAAGGTTTTGTATTCTTAGTCCAGAGCGATTAAATCCACCGCCTGTTGTTCCGTAGCTTCCAAGGTTCTGACGTTTCTTAGTCTGAACACCTGTAACCCCGGGCATGTTCTGGTCGCCATAGGCTTCCTGTATTCTAGCACGTTCTCCTTGACGAGCCATTGCTTCTTGCTGTGCTTGTAGTGCTGCTTGGTTTGCTCCAGCCTGAGCTGTGATGTCACCAAGTCTTGCATCATATGCACTACCCATCTGTCCTCTTGCTTGCTGACTCTGAGCTTGCATGTCAGACAATCTTTGATCGAACATTCTCTGTTGATCTTGTAGCTGACCTTGTACGTAGTTACCGAACTGGTCTTGCTTGACAGACATGCCGCCACCTACATCATAGTATTGAGGTGTAGCTAATGCTTGTCTACGTTCACCCATGAACGCTTCTAATTCGTTGTATCGTTGTTGACCTGTAGCAAACTTGTCATGTATCCAAGAGTCATCATAAGGATTCTCTCGTTGTTGTACTACTGGTGCTGGTGCTGGTTTACTTCCGCCACCCATGGTTTTTCTCCTAAAGTTCTAGTGTTACTAATGAATGTTTGTCGGTCCACTTTAATTTTCTAGCGAGACCTTTTCTTACTTTGGCTTCTATAAAATCACAACCGTTTATCTTTGCAAAGTCTGTTATAGAAGACCAGTGTTCCATCCAAGGTTCATAGTCCTTACCTGATCTGGTCGACCAGATGTGGATAAACAGTGATGTCCTTAGTGGGTATCTTAATACTTCGCAGACCAAAGCGGAGTTGATGTTGTTACCTTCTAACCCTATCCACAGGTACTGTTGTCCTGTATAGATAGGAAGAAAGAAAGCATCAGCTGTAGTCTCATTGTTACTGTGAGACAACCCTTTGCTTATCAAGTCTGCTACCTCTGGCCATATGTATGGCAGATGTTTTGGTTGTACTAATTGTGGTTCCATTATGTGGTGAGTCGTTCTCTATACCACTCGACGACTGACCGTTGCCCGGCTAGATACATGATCGAGCCTAGGTCTTGCTTTGGGTGGGGTGTGAATGGTGGGTAAGTCTCTTCCAGTTCATTCAGAAGAGACTCAGGTGTTGGGCCGATGATCGGCTCAAGCATATTGTGGGAGGTTGGTGTTTGCATGTTCAAAGAAAGCTGGCATGCGTGCTGCTTTGGTGTCAGAAAACTGTGGGGCTTTGCCCTGATACATTAACTGATCGCTCGCATCCAGCCAAAATTTTTTCGACAAATATTTATCAGTATGGTTTTCTGTTAAGGGTTGTAGTACCCATTGTATAGTTGCTTTCCGAAGCTTATCCAAAGAAGAGCTAGAAACAAGCCCCAACTCAGCACATACGAGGCTATTCGTCGCAACGTGTATTTGTTCATCTCTGGATATATCAGCTGATACTGTTCTAAGAGCAGCGTCACCAAGAAAGCGAAACATAGGTAATAGAACAAAGAATATAGCTCGCTCTGCAACGAGGGCTTTTGTGATAGTGTGATCAGGGTGT